ACATATAACTTACCTGTTTATTTAGATTCTACCGCCTATGAAATGGGTGGTATGGTTGGTTTCGACGGTGATATCGAACAAGTTGAACAAATAACAAACTTTCATTATCAACATACAGGTGGTAATACTATACAATTTTACAATACAGTAAATAAAGATGTTTTAAAAATTATAAGAAATCAAACATTCACAATTGATTGGGGTGATGGAAATACTCAAACAATTGGTGTGAGTAGTAGTAATAATCTTTCATATGTTCAACACACATTTCCATCGGCAGGTACATATGAAGTTTCAATTGAGTTAAATAATACGTGGACTAAAAGGATATTAACCAAAAAAATTACGGTTCCACAAAATACTTCGGTAACAAACCCCGAAGGAACGTTTGGTCCGTTTACAATTCCTTATACAAATATCACAACCACACAGAATTATATAAATGATCTTGACATAACCGATAATGACGGTGATGCTACAATTTATTTCGCGGCGACAGGTAGAAGTAGAAAAAGTGAATTAAAAAGATATGGTGAAAATACCTACCAAGGGACATCAACAGGAAGTGATGCGGGAGGAAATTACACAAGTTATACAATTGATGGACTTTTTTATAAGGATTATGAAGATGGAATCACAATGATTACGGGTTCCACAACAAATTTTTATAAGGAGGAAGTCTTTAATCAGATGTTAACGCGAAACGAACATTTCATCGGTTTTATTGACGAACCAACCATTTATTCAGACGTATTTGTCGAAAGAGGTAAACAGGGGGTTTTAGAAATGAACTTAAGACTTGGAGAAATTGATAATGTTGGAGAATTAGACATCTACGGAAACGGATTTTTTCAAGTAAAAAAACAATAGAATAATATTTATTAATTAAAAGAATATGGCAGTAGGTAGTTACGGAACAGTTAGACCCGCAGATGTGTCACCAGCAGACGTAGAAATTTTCTATCACTACGTTTCAGGTAGAACTGCGACAGCACCTGTTCAATTTAAAAAATTAGATTCAGAGGATATTTTAACACCTGTGTTTCATAACTCAGATACTACAGATGCCACAGCTGCGGTTGACACTGAAATTTTGGGTGGTCTATACAATTTGAAATTAGATTCGTCTGATTTTGATGAGTTGGGTGTTTATACACTTCACTTAAGACCAAAACAAATCAGAACATCAATTACAGATTGTGGGGTTTTAGCATCATTACCTTCTGTCAGAGGTATTATTATTGATATTAGTAATGTACCTTCTGAAGATAGAAATAAATTCACCCCTCAAGGTTTAGTAGGGTACAGAATTGAGTATTTGAACAATGATGGAACCAAAGTTCCAAATTTTTACAGGGTAGTAACTTCTTCTTTTTATTGTACGGTAGTAACGTCAAATCTTACAAGTACAACACAAAAGGCGATCAGATATCAATATACTGATCAATCAACTAATTTATTGTTTTTGACGGTTACACCATCCTCAGCACCATCCAATAGATCTAATATAGTTCCATTTATTGGTGAGCCGTCGCAAAATATAATTTTATCGAATACATTTTTCAACCCAACAACACTTGAGATAGAAATGGTTGAACATGATGAGTCAACATTGGCTTACGCGTTCTATGGTAACCAAACCAAGTCAGTATCTGATGGTATTTATACGATCTACACCGCTGATAACAATATCTACAAACAGTTCAACCTATTTGAAATCAAAGATGAGTTCAATGAGACTCTATTTGAAGTTAGGGAAGAGAGGGATGATATTGATGAAACTAAGAATTTTGATGACATCACTGGATAATGGCGAAAAGAAAAGTACCAAGTCAAGCAGCAAGTGGAAGGGAGACCTTTAACGATAACTTGGTCGGTAATCAAATTACCGATGGGTCAAGCCAATTGACTGCCACAAACTTTTCAATTGAAAAATCCATACCACAAAGAGATACAAAGTCATTCAAATCCGTACCATTTTCGGAATTCTTAACACTTGATGATTTAAATGAGGAGAAATCGGGACCTAAAACAACTCAAACCCCAACACAATCTCAAAAGAAAGAAATTAAGTTTAGAAACTCTAAAGATGCGGGTTCAAAATCATTATACGGTTCACTAAAGAAGAGAATCTCAAGTTCTGTTAAAAGAATTATTGAGAAGTTTCCTGCGGGATTCTACGTAGACAAAGACACACCGGTATCATCTACATTATATACTGCACAAGACATATCTTATAATAATAAAAGTGATGTAACTACTTTTAAGTTAGAAAAATCTAAGATTTTTAACCCGTTAGATATTGTTTTAGAAAAACCAACAAGCAATACCCAACCTGAGGTAACTAATGAGTTTAAGAATTTCTTCACAACATTTAAGAAATATACTTTAGTTGTTGATGGAAAGACCTTTGATATTTTAAATTACACCAAAGCTAACACAAGTGGTTTAATTACTCTAAAAGTTAGTGGTAAACCATTCACAGGTTCATCATACAACGAAAGTTATGTTATTAGACCAATAGAATCTATTGTAGAAGAGTTCTTTAATAATCTTGATGATCTTGAAACCCTTCTATTAGATAGGGAATCTACACCAAAATATACTGTTGAATTTAAATTACCAAAAGATTCGTTAGATGGGTCTAAAACAGAGACATCGATTACTCGAATTACTTGGCCAATCTTTAAAGATGGTTGGAATATTAAAATCGGAGGTACAGATTATGTTAACTATCTTGAAAAATTAAGTATTATTGGTGAAGAAGTTGATGAGTATAAATCTGATTTAATTTCTCGTTTCTTAACCACCGCATCTCTTAATGAATTCGACACCCAAGACCAAAGAATGGGGTCTGTATTCCAAATATATGGTAGTGGATTCGATTCGGTTAAGAAATTTATAGACAACATAGCTTACATGAGAAATGTGAGTTATGATAAGATTAATAACATACCTGACGTACTACTTAAGAATCTATCTAACACATTAGGTTTAGATACTGTTAACTTATTTGATGAGAAAAGTTTAACTGACACACTTTATTCGAGAATAGATAGTCAATTTAGTGGTGTTGGTCTTGGTATGAACATCGTTGAAGCCGAAGCTGAGTTCTATAGAAGACTTGTCATAAATCTTGTTAGAATTTATAAATCAAAAGGAACAAGGAAATCAATTGAATTCTTTTTAAGATTCATTGGTGCACCTGAACCGTTAATTAAAATAGAGGAATACACCTATCGTTTCGATGGTGTAAAGAAAAATACATTAGATATTGATGATGACATCTATGATCTAACTCAAGGTAATAAAATCTATACGGTTGGACAATTAAACAATGATTCATTTACATATCTAACAGGTGTAACGACAGGTACTACAACTTATTTAGCGTCAGAATACCCAATAATACTAACAGGAACCACTAAATATGGTGATCCACAACCCATCATTAGTGAGAACAATCAAATATTTTTTCAAAAGGGTGCGGGTTGGTACGAAGAAACCTTACAACATAGATCATCTTTAGTTTTCGATACTGAAAAATCTGATTTAACTGTAAATCCAAAGATTATAAAAACTAAAAACAAGGATTTTACCTATGGTGAAGATTATTTCGATTTATATAGACAATTTTACGGTTTAGATTACGGTTATGAATTACATAACACACTTGATAATGATAAGGTCGAGTTATTAGATGAAGATGATTCGATATATTTCAATAGAAAGAACATCCAAATATATCTCTCTTCCGCACAGGGTATTGATTACGATCTTTACAGACAGTCAAGAGACTTAGAGGTTGAGTTTGGTACAAACACATTACCACCTCAAACAGGTTTTACTTTTGCGGAGTACCTACAACATGTTTTGAATGAACAGATCAGAAACACACATGTTGTTAGATATCAAAAATCATACATCCAATTAGAGGATGTTTATGGTAGTTATTTGACTACTGTATCAAATCCATATAGTTTCCCAACAGTAAGTGAATTCATCAACAGAATGAGTCCACATTGGGTTAAAATTATAGAACAATTTGTTCCCGCCACAACACTTTGGACTGGTGGTAATATCATAGAAAATGGTAGGATTGGTAGATCTAAATACGACTATGAGAAACCTTGTAGAACTAACGAGTATACTGATAATGTTTACCCTAAATTAGGTTTTGAACATTCTATAGAAGAGGACCTTGAAACATTTTTAGGTGCACCCGATGAGTTTAGAGGACTTACAGTTCTTAGTGGTATAACTTATTTGTTAAAAGTTGATTTTAATGGCGAGACTTATGTTGCCAATGAGATTAACCTAACCAAACCTCACCTATTCGATCAATTTGTATCAACGTCTGATTGTTCAGATATTGAGAGTGTTGACGTTGATTTCTATGATGAAGAAATAGAAACAACTATATCGGTACCCTTTTCGGGTTCAACAGGAAATTTCCCCTTTTTACCGTTGTTATGTGACTTTAAATGTTTTTTAGAACCAAGAGTAAGTGTTATTGAAGGTTTATGGATAGAACAATTAGAATATATTCTTGAACAAATTAACACCAAATATTTTAAAAGAACACGTTATAATGGACATGAAACTGTTGAGAATCATCCAGGGTGGTACGAATACCAATTAAGTGGTAACACAAGTGTTGACGACAACTTTAATAGTAGTTTAACTAATAATAGTGAATCTTATATATATGAGATTGCACCACTTATTGAGTATGAAATTTTTACAGATAGTGATGCTGTTGTTAAAATACGTATCATACCTTTAAATTATGATGTACAACTTTATGTTGAGAATCCTCAATGGCCTAACAGTATAGATCAATACTTGGAAGTTGATATTGAATGTATTAACCCATCTAGTTTTGATTTTTATTGGGATAGTTACTATGTCTTAGGTACTTCAGATTGTGATCCTAAAGTAAAGGTATATGGTTCCAATACTATGTACACAATACCTGAGGATGAGACTGAATGTATCCTAATTGATGATGTTTATTTTGAAGTTTCAGGTATAACATTTGGAAATGAAGATACCCCTCTCTATGATAATGATCCTTGTGACGATTGTCCACCACACAACACCGATTGGCCAGTAAACATCTTTGTTAACTGTGTTGGTGGATATAATGAGAGTATAAGTGGTCACACATACACGGTGGACCACGTTTCAGGTTGTACGTTCGTAATATATAATGTCAAAGAAAATGATGTTATTGATATTACAATAACTGATGCGGCAAACTGTGATCAAAAAATAAGAATTGAGGGATTACAACAAAAGTTTGAGTGGGATCCTGTTGATGGTGATGATGTAACCACACCAAGAAGTCATTACTTCCAATACTCATTTGATTCATACTTAGAGGGTGTCGACCCAAATAGTGGGGAGATTGCTATAGGTCAATCAGGTATCACTTACTGTGATAATTTCTCTGGATACACACTCCAACCAATTGTACAATACAGACCAACATTCGATTATGGTATAAGACAACACAGTAAGGTTATTAAGATATCACCAGACGCTTGTACTATGACAATGGTTGTTGGTGAGTCAGGGGAAACAACCAATACCGTAGTCACCACAAACCCAATACAGAGTTGGAGAGATGTTCAGGATGGACTTAACGATGGTTCATTAATTAAAATTAATGCTGAGGATGTTCAGAAAGGTGATATACTTCTATCCGCATCGTATAAAGATTGTCCATTTTCGGCTGAAGATTTTAGAAGTTCAGTACTCGAAGGATATTCATTCTCATATGACTATAAGGTGGTTGTAGTTACCAACAAAGACTGTTTAGGCACTATAAAAATCAACAAGATTAATGATAGGTTCAGTGTATTACCAAACACAAAATTATGGGTAATGACCCAAACCATGGATAATGGTTTACAAGGTGAGAAATGGAGATTTATTGAAAAATATCCTGAACAACTTTATCCAAGACCTGAATCGATAGACCCGTGTTGTAGTCATGAGATTGGTTACTACGAAAGAGGTGATTTCTTAATTAATGAATTTGGATTCCCAATTGAGGTTACCGATCTTAATTTAGAATATTGTACAAGGGATCTATTCTACCACTTGAATATTTCACCAACTGAATTTAATACAACGGACAATAAACAATCACCATGTCCACAAGTAATCTTATTTAATGGTGATAACGAGGAATGTATATTATTAGGACACAACCAACAAACATTTGAGAATTTAGATTTAAAATCACAACAATTTTTCCAAGATAACTTAGATTGTTCGGTAATGCCGGATATTGAGGATCTTGAGAGAGATTTAGATGGTTTGGTGGATTGTAGTGATCCTGATGTAAGTGGAAGTACTTTAAATGCGTTTAGATTAAGACATTATACAAATGGTACTGAAGTATTTGCGGCTTACAACCCTAATTTTAGAATTGGAGATATTGTTGTTATTTCACAAATACAAAGTAATAATGGTGTAATTCAAAGACTTTCACCGGGAAGAGATTGTTACGAAATAATTTCATATGCTAATCAAGGTGTTATTGAGTTTGAGGCGGTTGAAATCTGTATTGATCCAACTAGTACACCAACTAGTACTCCAACTAGTACCCCTATTCCACCAACACCAACTAGTACTCCAACTAGTACACCAATTCCACCAACGGCAACACCAACTAGTACTCCAACTAGTACTCCTACAAATACACCAACTAGTACCCCTATTCCACCAACACCAACTAGTACTCCAACTAGTACTCCTACACATACACCACCAAGAACACCTA